TCTGTCTCCAGGCCACTGTCGGCAGGCCGGTCCGGATCGTGGTCTTATGGCCAGTCGTGGTATTACCCTCGACTACAACCATATCGTCCAGGACCTCGTTCGTCTTGTTGAGCATCTCCGTGATCTTGTCGATCTTACCATCGGGATCCACACGGCGCGCCCAGTCCATCAGGGTCAGATTCGTAGAAGCTGTAATAGCAACCATGATATTTCTCCTTATTATTTATTTTGATTCCAGATTCCGCTACTTTGACATCGACGGATAGAAAAGTTCTCCGTCAGTCTTCGTTCCGCCTTTGTTCTTACCATCAGCCAGCGTGTCTTCACTGATCGCTTTCCCGATCTTGTTGAAGAAGAGGACCACATCCTTATGATTACCGAGTCCGGTATCATTCAGGATCTGCCTCAAGCCGGGATTGCCGAACCTCTCGATCGCCTTTGCTGCAATGCCGAGTTCCTCTTTGTAGCCAGCACCGAGAACCTGGATCGTTTCCGCCTTCCAGGTATCGACGGTCTGCCTAAACTGGGTCAGGATCGCCTCGCCTTGAGCCTTAGCGTACCGGGTCTGAAGGTCCACAAGCCCCTGAGCTTGCTGCTGATTGAGATTCAAGGTCTTCGCTATGGTCCCGAATTCGTCCACCATCTTCGGGTCCAGGTTTAGACCGGGATCCACCTTGAACGGTTCGTACTTCTCCGGCGCGCCTGGCTTTGCAGCCGCGGCCGCCGCATCGTCCGCCGCCTTGATCGCCGCCTGGATGTCAGTCTCAGTCTTCCCATCGGCCAGGAGTTTCTCCCTGATCGTTTTATCTGATGCCTCTTTGTTATAGGCCGGAGCTGCCGGAGCAGCTGGCGCGGCCGGAGCCGCTGCCGGAGCTGGTCCACCGCCTAAAAGAGAATCACCCGATAAAACTGCTGTCGGTTCGCCCGGAGCCGGAGCTGCCGGGGCCGCCGGAGCCTCGACTGGAGCTGCTGGGACTGGAGCCGCTATGATAGGTTCCGCCATTTTACTCTTCCCCCTTTTCAGATTCTTTCTTCTCTTCGGTCTCTTCCTGCTTTAGCTTCGCGATATGTTCGCTCTGCATCTGCACAAACTTCTGAACATTGCCATCCATTATACCACTCATCAGAAAATAGCCAATGTCTTTTTTCCCTTCGAGATGGGCCTGAGTGATGGGATCGTTGCCAGCGAAAGTAGACCGGAATAATCCGGCCTCCGCGAGAATCCGCCAGACGAGCCTTCGGCCTTCGACAGTAGCAAGTACCTTCGCAAGATCATTAAGCTCATTCTCTCTGCGCCTTCGATATTTTTCATCAGCCTTCTTTTTCTGTTCTTCGAGTTCGTCATAATAATCAATCCCGGTTCGCATTACCTCACGCCTCCAGCTGCTCCGACCAGAGCTGTCAGCGCGTTATTGTCGCCGATCTTCGTGTCGGATAGGACCTTTGCTCCCTGGACCATCGTGGCCATCTGCTGCTGCTGAGCGGCGGCCGCGGCCTGCTGCTGCTTGATCTTCCGGAGCGCGGCGACCAGTTCTTTGCTGCGCGTGATCTTCGCCGGGATCCCCAGCATATTGCCGTAGATCACGATCGCTTCGTCGCTGTCGATATTGTCCAGGACCTCCGGGAAGGCGGCAGCCATGTTCCCGGCGAACGCCAGGAATTGTTCGATCGCTGTCGTCCCGACCATCTTCTGCGCCTGGGCCAGCATCGAGATATACTCGACCTTGATCTCCTGGCCTTCCAGTTCTTTCGGCGGCGGCGGTATCAGGCCGGCCCGGAGCATGATGTTAAAAGTCCGATCGATGAGCGGATCCAGCAGTTCTGATTCGAGCCGTTCCAGGACCGGGCCGAGCATGAGCAGCTTCTCTTCATGCCGCTCGACGATCTCTCTGGCCGTGGTCCCTGACTTGTCCATGTTCGCGATCATCAGGAATAGATCGCTATAAAAGCCTTTCGCGATCTCGTCTCTGGTCTTCTGGATCGAATACTCCAGGGCCTGAAGATCAGGACTGATCTGATAGACCGTCTTGACTCCGGCATCCGGAGTCGTTGAAGAAGTCCGGCTCACGCCACCGGGCAGAGTGTTGATCTCCGCTCCGGACGGAGCCTGGACCGGCGGATCCACCAGCTTGCCGATCGCGATCAGCTTGTCGCGCTGCATCTTCTGGAGCATCTTGACATCGCCCAGGACATCCCAGCCAGGACCTTTGCCGTAGACATCAGCCGTGGTCGTGAGATCCCAGCGCGGAGCCAGCACCGGGAAGTCCTCGAAGCCGGCCAGTCTCAGGAAGAGATCTCCGGCAGACTTCGCTTCCCAGTACGCCGAGCGGTACTGCATATTCTTGAAGTCCTTGCGGCCATCGATCCGTTCGTCGTTCGGTTCGATCAGGTGATTGATTTCGATCCACTGATCGAGCCTGCCAGCCTTGAACGCGTCTCTGACGGTCTGGCTGCAATTCTCTTCGCCGAAGTCCTGGACCAGCTGGCCGACCGTCATCCAGTAGCCTCTGGAGATCGTATTGACGCGACCGTTCGCCGCGCATCCCAGGCAATACTCGCCGATCGTGAAGTTCCGGCCGCGGATGATGTCGCCGAAGTCTTCCAGGATGATCGCCGCTGCGGTCCCGAATACGCCGATCTCTTCGTAGCAGCTATGCAGTACGCCGTAGATATTCGACTTCGAGAAGGCGGCCATCATGCGATTCTCCACCTGGTCCAGCCACTCTTTTGCCGAATCGACGGTCTCGATGTCCGGATCAGCGAAGCCGAGCTTGAACCAGGGCCGGGAAGGTGAAGTGAGTCCGGATGTCATGCCGGCTGCGAGGATCCTCGCTGCTCTGCCTGGGGATGAATCGAGGACGGTCTTGTGATCGATGGTCTGGCCTTTGTTCGGTGTGTCGGAGAAGAAGCCGCGAGTCGGCCGGATGTACTTCTGGAGATCTTTCCACGCGCCGGTCCAGCTGTTAGCTTCCGTCTTCAGCGCATCGAAGCGAGACTGGAAAGACTTTCGCTCCATGTTAAGCTCCTAATTTTTGTCTGAGTCCGCCTCCGGCTGCTGTCGGGACCAGGAGAGCCGGGGATCCAGGCGCGCCACCGGCAGGAGTTCTCACCGTTGACAGCATCCCTTTTCGCAATGCGGCCAGCTTGCGCCGCCGGACCGCTTCCTGGAAGAGAGCGGTCGGATCGTTCGCATAACGCGAGTCAGAAAGATTCGGAGCTGCCGCTGGCTCACCTGGAGCTGGCGGTTCCACCGGGGAAGGTGTCGGCTCAGGGGTTGGAACGACTGGAGTTCCGGGGGTTGGAACGACTGGAGTTCCGTCAGTTGATCCGTCGTTGAAATGAACCGGCTGTACGCTGATGCCTCTCCCTTCTTGTTTTTTCTGAGGGACTTCCGGCTTCGGAGTGTTGTCTTTAATTATTTTTTCGCCTACTTTGTTCACGACTACCGGAACGATCACATTCGACCATAACCAGGATCCGACTGCGACAACTGCTTCTCCTATTCCGCCCATGTTAATTACCTCCGTTTATCGACGATAAAAACAAAAGCCAGAGAAGTAATGCCATTCCGTTCCATCACTTCTCCGGCTTCTTAATGCGAATTATCCGCTTCCGCGCGGATCTTGTCAAGGGGTATTTTTATCGGGCCAGGGGATCGTACTCTTTGCCAGATAGCGGATCGTAATTGCCGAGGTTCGTGAATTCTTTTTTCTTCTCTGCGCCGATGATCTTCTTCATCACCGGGAACGCGAAGGTCAGAGCGAACGCGTCGGCCCGGTTCGGCGAAGCGTCCATGTCTTCTTTGTCGATCAGCTGGATCTGGCCATCGACTCGCGGAACCGTGGAGATCCAGGATAGTTCTTCAGCCAGTCGCTGATCGTCAGGGATAGATCCGCCCTGCTGTAAGAAGTCGCGGATGTCGCCGTACATCTCCGCGCGCTTGTTCAGGAATCCAGCCTTGCCGGACTTGCCGCCGAATGAGACCAGCTGCCAGGTATGCTCCCGGCCGGAAGCCTTCAGGACCGAATAGATCCCGGTCCCATAGCCGAGATCGATGAAGCCGGCATCCGCGCCCAGGTCGTCCTGCCACCGGGCCAGCTTGTTCGCGATCAGCACATCGTCGTCGTTCTTCGCGATCACTTCCAGGATCTTGAAGTACAGCCCCTGGCGGAAGCCGATCACGATCTCATCGCCGCCGGACCAGGCTGGATCGCATGAGATGATCTTCGGCGCGAAGTTATAGACCTTCTCCTGGAGAGCGCGCGCCCTGGCATCGGTGATCCACGGCTGCGGAATGTACTGGTCCGGATTGCTGAGCGGTTCATCACCGAGGACATGGACCCGAACGAAGTCGGAATTGATGCCGTACTTCAGGATCCAGCGATCGAGCAGGGCCTTGTTCGAGATCTTGACTGACCGGGAATCGATGCACTCATGATCCCAGTCGGCAGAATCTTCCTTGAAGGTCTGCGCGAAGCGGCCGGTATTGACTGTTCGATTTCCGAACACGAACCAGAAGATCTCCGTGGATTCATCGGTCAGCGCGCCTTCCTGAGTGTCCCATATCACATCGTCGATCTCAGAGGATTCGTCGAAGATGATGATCGCGCGCTTCCCCTTGTTATGCAGGCCGGCGAACGCCGCCGGATTGACCTGGGACCAGGGGACCGCATCGAATCGCCAGGTCTGATCGTGGCCCGGCATGTTAGAGGCGAGGCTGGTCTTCGTGTAGTCGAACCAGTGTCGATTGATGCAGAGGCCGTACCACTTGCCGACTTCCGGCCAGGTCTTCGTTCGGATCTGATTCTCAGTGTTCGCGGTCAGGATGCCGCGCGTGTCCGGGAAGGTAGACATTCCCCAAAGGATCAGCCATGCGACCAGGCAGGACTTCCCGATGCCGTTCCCGGATCCCCGGCTGTACCGTTGCACTCGATCCAGAGCATCCTTCAGGCTGCTTGACTTCTTCCCGATCTGGATCAGGATCCTCCGCTGCCACTCATCCGGCCCGGTCTCGTTCTCCAGGAGAGTTCCAGGCTGCTGCCAGGGGAAGGCGTAAAGGACATAGCCCAGCGGATCATGAGAGAATCCCATGATCGCGACTGCGAGATGTTCTTCAGGCGTTTTCGCTTCGGCCATTTATCGCTCTCCTTCGCGCTTCTTCCATGAGCGCGACCAGATTGCTGTCTGGTCCGAATTGAACCTTGTCAGTGAAGAGCTTGAGATGTTTTCCCAGCAGCTCCAGGGCCTTGTTCACTCCGGTCGAGTCGTACATCCAGACCCCCTCTTCCGTGGTCGTTCCGTCTTCATGCTCGACCTCTTCAGTAACCTGGACCATCTCTTTGTTCACATAGTCGAATTTCATCACCGGCTTCTTCTGGAGAGATCTCATCGAGACTTCCTTCAGGCCGTTGATAACATAGGCAGCATCGACCAGGCACTTCTCTTCGATCTTCGCGATCCCCTTATTGACCACTTCCTGAATGTCAAGTTTTGACAAGAGCTGATTCGCAATCCGGTTCGCTGTTTTTTTAGAATAACCGGCACGAATAGCAGCCTGAGTCCCATTACGATCGATGAGATATTCGTAACAAAAGAGCTTCTGCTTATTGCTTAATTCGGACTTCTTTTTTTTATTATCTTTTTCCTGATTCATAAAACACTCATCATCATCCCCCCTATTATCCCCCCTTCTTCTTCTCAAAGAGTAGCTCCTGGGAATTTCTTGCCAGGCCAGTAATGAACATCTGCGGATCCAGCTCGTAAGATCGGCATTTGAGGCCAATCTGCCGGCAAGCGTAACCAGTCGTGTCGCTCCCGGCGAATGGATCGACAATCGTCTCCCCTGGCTTGAACCAGTCTCGAAGTATCGACTGGACGACCTCCGCCGGCCGAGCGCATGGATGATCTGAATCTTTCTTCCCAGTCGATACTTTCAGATAACATTGCGGCAAGGACTTTTCAGGATAAGGGTACGGCTCGCCTGGAAGCGCTAAATAGAGGATCGGATCAAACTGGGACTGGAATCGAATAATATACCTGGCCGGGACATACCGACAAAGGATCAGCCACCGATATTCGAGATTCTTAAATACCCGGATGAAGTCTCCTATCTGTCGCGCTCCCACCCATAGAAGAACCCTGCCTCCCGGCTTCAATATCCGGGGACATTCATCGTCCAGAGACTTCATCAATTCCATCGGATGTTCATTCCCCATTATCGGTACTGCCCCCCCCCACGGTGGATCAGAAAAGATGCCATCGATAGACTTTGCTCTCATCTTTTTTAACGCCTTAATTCCGTCTCCCAAAATATAGCTCATTGAACCTCGAAAATATAGCGGCAATCGAAATGATCCATCTCATGCTGGAAGGTGAAGGCCAGCTGGCCGCTGAATTCTTCGGTCTTCTCCGGACTGAGGATCCCATCGTACGGCCTGGCCAGGATCCTGTACTTGACCGTGATCTTGCGCGAGCGCGGCACGATGATCGGCAGTTTGTCCGGGAAGGTGTAGCAGCCTTCCTTGCTGTTGATCGGGACCTTCGTCTGGCGGATGATGACCGGATTGACGATCGCCTGGGAAGTCGCCAGAACAAAGAAGCGGAGCGGATCCTGGTCGTCGATCTGCGGATGCGCCATCGCAAGCGCGTTCTTGAAGATCCCGACTTTCGTGAAGCAGAGCTGGAAGAGGATGTCGGCTTCGGTCTTGACCCGGATCAGATCCTTCTCTTCGACCGGCCGGGCCACCTTGAAGCCACGCCCCCCCAGGCCGAGCATGTTCTTCTTCTCCGGCTTGACCAGGCGATCGCTATATGAGAAGTTTTTGAGAGCCATCTTTTTTGATCTCCTTTTCCGCCCGGATCTCCCGGCCGAGTTCGTTGATGAATTCGCATGCGATGGAATCGTCGATCACGGTCTCGATCGGTCGGAAGTAGACTGGCGTGGAATAGGTCAGCAACTTCTTTTTGTTGATCGTGTTGCCGGCATGCGCGATCGACAGAAGCGTCTTCCGGTGATCGAGCTGGATCAGCGGATTCGTGAAGTTCCGCGTGAACGACTTCTCTTCTCCGCGATCGGCATCCTGATCGTAGCGATTGTTCTTCAGATACTCGCGCCGATACGCCAGAGTCGCGTTCGTCGCGTGGTACGGATGCTTCGCCGGTGTCTCCATCAGGCACTTCAGGTCCGGGAAGTAGATGACCGTCGAGCTGCACCCGGCGATCAGCTTGTCCGGATAAGCCAGCAACTGCTCAACCGCATGGCTGACGCGCTCCGGCGGATAGTAGTCATCGTCGTCCATGCAGATCATGATCTCGCCAGTCGCCAGATTGTTCAGGATATTGCGCGCCGCTCCGATCGGGATCTTATCCCCAGGTGTGTATAAGACCTGGGGATTATTCGGGATCAGATCCTCCACCTTGTCCTCCCCGGTGTCCAGGATCACCAGCTCCATCTTCCCCTGGTAGTCCTGGTCGTTAAAATACTTGAGCAGCATCGGGATGAATTTCCGCCGGTTCGCGGTCGGGACCAGGACTGAGACGAAAGGCTTATCCTTACACATTTTTTTTCTCCTTTTCTTTTTATCTAACGTTTTTATCTAACCTCACCCATTTTTACCGCATCCTTACTCATCCTTGTCGCGAAGCGCGACGCTGTGCTTGCTGCCCGGCTTCTGCTGGGAAGACTTCATCTCTCCCCGGCAATCCGTTACCGTAGGTGTCGGCAATAAGTCGTTCTCTTGATAAAGCCCGGATGTCCCCATAAATTCTACCTCCCTCAAAACATTTTCCTAAAACCGCCTGGCAAAAAGAATCAATCTCACAAAACCCAACCAGCTCGTACTCCCCCCCCCATACCGCTCTGGCCGCCGAAGCGAATCCCCCGATTCCGGAGAATAAGTCAAGATGCTTCATACCAGAGTCTTCATCTTGAATTTTGACAACGACTCCCGAACCTCTTTCGGCATCGGTGTTCCCGGCTCTTCTTTGACCGGCGGCAATTTTTGAGGCGGCGGAAGATTCTGCCGATTCTTAGAATTGTCGCCAGCTTCCCAGGTCCGGACTGCTGCCTTCCAGTCTTTCATCGAATTCTTTCCGACCTTCCAGCCGTTTGCTTCGTAGTGATCGTAAAACCTTTTCGGATCCACGAAGTTCTTTCGTTCGATGCAATAGGCTTTGATCTCTTCCGGATACGGTTTGATAAAAACAGCTGGAGAGCGATGCGCCGCAGGCGTGTGTCCTACTCTCTCATCTTCTCTTCTCTTATCTTCTCTCATCTTCTCTTCTCTTATCTTCTCTGCCGCGTTATGTTTTGTTTTCGTAATGCGTCTCGTATCTTTGTTTTTATTGTCATCTC